ATAATATACATTATGCGAAGTTGCAAGTAACCCATTAGACAGGCGATGTTTAACCACCCTAACGGGGTTTGTGGTGGTTTAGGCTGGTTTGGAATGGTCTACCGTGGTAAAGCTTCGCAGGTTTTGTATGGGTTGTTTGATTCTGGACGGCTTGCGCCTATCCAAACCAGCCCCTAAGTGATGAAAACCCTATCTATCAAAAAAGTCAGTATAACTTGATGAATTGTAAGTCAATAGTACGCTGCGCCGATAAAAACCGCTTAATAACTGAGATAGGCATAAATAAAAGTAAAAATTGAAGCCGTCAATAACGTAAAACCGAGAACGGTTTTTATCGCTATTGACTAACACTTCCTCTGGCGTTGACCTGATTTTTTTTGAAAGATAAGGGTTAAAGCCATGTGTGAAAATTTAAATTGTGTGCAGATTGTTAACGCAAACAGAAGATATAGCTTGGAGAAGCTAACAGACGAAGCCGCAGAGCTACGGGATAGATTGTATGAAATTTGCCACGTTACAGACATATTTGAAGAAAACGAGTTATACAAGAAGGTTGACCGGATTTATTACAAGGCATACAGACGAGTAGACCGGCGATTAAATAAGCTAATGAATGAAAACGAGTATTTAATGTAAATCTTACGATTTATTAACCGGTCAATTGACCGGTTTTTTTTGGTCGTTAGGTTGGCCATTGCTCTTAGAGCAAAGCCAAGAAAAGGTTAAAAACTAGCTTTGCTACGTTTTTTGGTTTTTTATAGTTACCGCTTCGCTAATGCGCGTTGCGCAGAACCTGCACGATATTTTCAAGGATCACAGAATTCATTGGGGGTTATTGGCCGCGCCGGTGGGCTTCAGTTCCGCTAACGCTGCACTTTCGCCCTCGGCAGCAGCCAAAAGCACAGGGTTTGGTAAACAATTGGAGCTTTTGAAGTGGCCAGGAGCTTGAAGGACCGTAGCACACTTTTGAAAAACCTCAGATGAACACGAAATAGAAAATGATTGGCCAGAGGCATTTTTTAAGCCGAATTCACAGGATTTAGAGCGGGTGAAGGTAAAGCCGAGACTTTGTAAATATTGGGGCGGTACGGTAAAGATTTTGTTGTCTTTGAAGACGTGAACCATTTTGAGGACTTCGTTTTTAAATTCGGCAATGGCCAGCGGGATTAAAACAGGCGCAGGGCTAACCGGCTCATTAGGAACATAATCAGGTAGAACGTCAGAAACTTCAGAAACAACCGAAACAGGAACCGGCACGGGTGTTTGATTAACGGATGGTGCAGGAATTGAGACAGGCGCGACCGTGGGCGTGGCAGGTGTTGAGCTGGTGAATTTTTTAAATCCGAGGTAGAAAAAAGAACTCGTTGATAGAGCCAGGACAAAAAGAATAAACCGAACTTTTGGGTCGCTGAGTATAGAGGTTTTAACGGCTGTTTTAGAATGCTCACCCGTGACGGTGGAATCGTAGCAGTTAAAGACGCGTTCGTCGGCTTGGTACTGCTTTGGCTGACCTGTAGCGTGGGTTTTTGCGAGGCCTGAGTCTTGGGCGTGGTGTTCTTGTTCGAGCCAGAGATTTTTAAATCGTTTGGGGAACCAGAGCTGTAAGATTTTGGGTATCTTGTCTTGAAGTGATTTGTGGTAGAAGGCATTAGCGGCAACCTGTCGAATGTCAGTTTTAATTTTGGCGATGGATGGCGTACTTAGCAAAATATCCCAGTTGTAGTGGCGTTGCATATCGTAAGCCGTGAATACGTCTTCGGGGCGGTCTTCGTTTGGGTTAACTTCGACACCTTCCGGAATATAATTTTTATCGAGTGATTCCAGGGTAAAATCGCGGCGATTTGGATAAATACGTTGTGCTTCGTCGATCACGATCAACGCGCCCAGTGGAGCCCATTGATAGAAAGCGGCCATGGATAGCCGGTTGGCTTTTAAGTCAGTGTCCAGGAAAGCTAAAACGGCGGATTCTGGGAAGGTTTCGCCCAGGGCATCAGAAAAGCGTTGAATCGAATTAACACCGCGAATGTTAGTAATCACCACCCTTCCCTCGCGTAAAGCCGGAATGATGAAGCGTTGCACTAAAGAAAATGATTTAAACGACCCAGGCTCGCCGTGATGTATGGAAGTAGCCATTTAGAAACCGTAAAAGCGCATGACGTATTTAGAAACGTAAGCCGTGAAAACAATGTTAACGGATTCAGGGATACGGCAAGCCGTCAAGAAGTAAGAAAGCCGCGCATCAAAAGAAGCGATAGCGAGGTTCAATTTCTCTGTAAAGCCAAAGCCGGTAATGATGTCTTTGGCAACATCCCACGAGAACTGCATAAACCAGATCTTAAATTGAATGAATTGAATGGTGGCCGTGACCAGGAACCAAGCAGCAAACTGTTTAAATAGGTCATAAATACCATTGCTAAGGAATGCGCCGATAGAATCGAAAAAAGTAACAATGGTGTTGTAGATAGTAACTAGGGAATCCATATGTTTAACCTAAAATAATTTCAACGGAACGGAACAAAGCAAGAAAATAAATAATTGCGCCCAGGTAAGTAAAAAATGGCAGTAGATAGGTTGAGTTAACATCAATGGAAGTGCCGTAAATATCCATGATGTGTATGGGTTCGAATGAACCCGCAGACATAGAACCGAAAGAGACAAGGCCGGTTATTTCGGTTTTTACCCCATTAAAGGCGGTTTGAAATGCTGTTTTGGAGGTAACAAGCGCGGCTTGTTGTGTAGCCAGGTCAAATGTGCCCGTTGTAAAAGTGCCAGGCACTTTGACAACGCCGATACAATTTTGGATTGGGAAGCCTTTGGAATCTAAAACAGGGTTGCCAAGCTCATCAAGTAGCGGTGTACAGGTTTGTGGAACATCCCTTAAAAATGCTTTTGTATCGTTTGAATTAGCGTAAATATTATCTAACAACGAGTTTAAGCCTAGGATTTGGTTAGAGTAATCAGGGGGTGAACCACCCTGCCCTGAACCATCACCGTAATAATTATTCGTGACCGAGTTGTCGACCGTGCTAGGTATTGGGGCGTGGCCTTCGTAGTCAGCACAAGCGGGCAAACCTAACACACCGAAATGACCGGATAAGGCCGTAGGGTCACAAGCTGGGTCACCTTGACCGGGTGTGGGGGTGGTCGTTTTAATGCCATCGTTTTTAAAGCCGAGCAGATAACCGGCAATCGAGTCTAAAGTCTCGTTTGCCCGGGTGAAATCGCTATGTTGTGCCAAGGCTGAAAAGCCATTGAGTAAGCCGGTTAAATCCGTGTGTGTTTGTTGACGTAGATATTCAACACCGTTATTAATTTGACCTAAAAGGCTTTGTGACGCATCACTGAAAAGCCGGTTTCTGATGGATTGTAATAAATTGGCGGTCGCGGCGGTATTGTTAACAATGGAGCTAAAAGCGTTTGTCGTTTCAACGGGTGCGCAGTTATCAAGTGCGGGTGTTTGTGAGCCGGTACAGGTGGGATAATTGGCGGCTTCCTGCGTCATACACGTATTGGTAATGGTGTCATAAATAGGCGTAGAACCTAAGCAAACAGGCACATAAGCCCAATCACAAAGATTTGTTAGGGTGTTGTAAACTTTTTCAACGGGGCAAGTAGGAAGCGTGATGCAAGAATTAGACAACGAGTCGTAAACTTGCGGAGCGGTGCATGTAGGTGGTGTAGGCGGTATCAACTGACAACTGTCAGAATAATTAACGCGGGTTTGGTCGGGTGGGCAATCATGATTGCCGCAACCGCCGAAACCGTCAGGATAATAACCAGCGGGGCAAGAAGCGAAAGCGGCAGTGGTAAAAATTGAAAAAGCTAAAAATAGTAGTTTCATAAGCCAATACTTGGAAAATTGGCGGGACGATCAACCCCCGCCGATTTTATGCAGAACCCGCTTGAAAACTCGCTATAAACGTAAAAAGGTAAACAGAAGCTAAAAGCAGAGTGAAAAACATTTGTTTGTTGCTTATTTACGTAACAAAGAAACAATCAAAGAAACACCCGTAATGATTGCAACCAGCGTAATTACACCAGCAACGGCCAATTGCACGTTTGCACCAGCACCAGAAAAGGCAGTGTTGATAGTGGCGGCAGTATCAGCAAAAGCAGAAGAAGCAGCTAAAGAACCAGCAGCAACAACGACAACTTTACCAGTACGAGATTTGTAGAATTTGTTCATGTTAATACCTATAAAAATAATTAATAAAAAGTAAAATAAAGCTTAACGCTTCAGTAGTTTTACAATAATGCCCGTGGATAAACCGACGGCCATAACTGCGAGAACCTGACCAACAATAGAGTCGAACAGGGGGGCATCAAACAGGAAAAACGTATTTAAAGTGGTCGTTAGTCCTGTTATGAAATCGGTGGCAACCCCAGGCATAGCGCCAGGAGTTGTACAAGTTGGAAAAAATACAGTGGTTGAATAGTCTGTAAAAGTAGCGGTACTAATTGGCTTATTGCGAACAATAAGCGTTGCTAGCGTGGTGGAGCTTGCAACGGGGGTAATAGAAATCGGGGTAACAATACCTGACGTGGTCACTTGAAATATGCCTTGTGCAAGATAAGCATTAGCAGCTTCAGTTAGAGTTGTGTAGCAATAGCCGAGGTATTGTGAAGCCATTTTTATTTGACCTGTTTGGCGTTGCCGAATAGGCCGCCGGTAGGCTTTTCGGGTTCGTCAGCAATAACCGCATGATCATCCGTATTGCGTGAAAAGCCGGTGATTATGTTGCGACCTTCCCTATCCAGTGCGGTTTCGACATCAAAATAGACAGGTAAATCGATGAATTCACGATCAAAAGAGGTTTTTAAGTGAGGATAGAAAGCAGTAGAAACACCCAATTCAACGGGAGAAAAACCGGCTCCATGCGATTGAAAGTTTTTATTATCAACATCCTGAAATGGTGTAAGAACGACCGCACGGGGTATTGAATAAGGCGTTTGGTTAGCTTTTGATAAACCCGTGTTGTTAAAAACAGCAGCAAGTAAGATTTTCATTAAACGGTATCCTCAGATTTAAAAAATGGGTGCAGGGCTTGAGGTGGTATATATAGGAGTGATGCAGTCAAACGCGGCCTGCTAGTTTCGCGGACTTTTTCCCAATCGACCCGGGCATAGTACAAACGCGGGGCGGGTGGTTCGAGGTGGCTTTTATCTGCGGATTGCATGAGTAATTCAGAGTTAAGCCGGATTTTTTGAGCAGGTGTTAGCAACATGTTAAGCAGCCACCAAGCCGAGTTCGTAAGCCCAAGACGGTATTTCAACGGGTTTTGCTTCGATGATGCGCATTAAAGGCACAACGTTGTTATGTTCAGGTGTAAGGCAAGTTGAATTGATGTCGATGCCAAATTCGAGTAAGTCTTTACGGTGACGGTAAAACGTTGGCGTTGATAACATTTCGCGAAGATCAACACCTTGTTTCCAGAGCGTATAAGAACCGCGCAATTTAGAAGGCATGTTAAGAAGTTGTTCGTCAATCAGGGTGGCTTGAGTCGTCATGTTGATTTTCCCCAAATAAGTATTAAAAAGTTCATCCAGCACGGCGGGGGTTAATTGGTAGCCGTGGGTTATTCCATATTTTTCAAGTTCCTTTGAAAAGATACGCAGTTCGGCGCGTAGCTTGCCTTCAATAAATTGTTCTAATCCCAAATTTTGAAGGGTATCCGGTAATAAGTGGGTTTTGCCTTTGGCGGTCATTTCACGCAATTTGTTGTAAAACTTAAATGCCCAACGGCGGGAAGTTTTGCCAAGATAAACCGTGCCTTTGTCGCGTGAACTGCGACCATGTCGGGATTGAGCGCGCATGTGTGCGGCATGTAGCCAGCTTTCAACACTTTGATCATTACCAACGTCGTAAAGCTGATTGATGTCGATCATCTTTACTTTGTAGTCACCATTTTTAATTTTTTGCTCAGTCAAGACAGGAGAAGAGCAACCGCTTAAATGATCAAAATGCAGTTCGTAGATTTTGCGGAAAGACAAAAGCAATAAGGTGTTGAGGTCGCGAGAGCCAAACACATTGTGACCTTGCAAGAATTTGCAGAGGTTTCCATCGATCATTAAGGAAGTGGCGCGCCCTTCCCCATTGCCGCCGGTTGATTTAATTTTTAAACTGGTTTCATGGCTTGAACGGCAGTCGATAGACTTAACGCATTCCCAAGCAATAGAACCATCAGAATCAATAGATAGCACCCTACCCGCTGGGATAGGATCATGGAGAAAATCCACTTCGCCACGAAACCAATCAATCATAAAAATTATGACCATCTGGAATCAGGCACCCAAGGACGCCATTCTTTCGAAGGCGGTAAAGTTGGAGTCTCTTTTTCTTCAAAAAGCGCCGGAAATTCGAGGGCTAAGTCGTGTAGAGACCGAGGCCAAGGTGAAGAGAAAGAGATATTTAATAAACCGTCATGAGTAGCGGTTGAAAAAGCGGTGGTTGTCATTAATTAGCCCTGATGTAAAAAATCACAAATAACATTTGCAGGCTTTATACATTAATCACAAATTACATGTCAAGTTGTTATGTATTTATTTATAACAAGTGTAATAATTATTAATTTATGAATAAAGGGCTAATCGTGAGCACCCAACACACGCTAAGAGTAAGAAGTAATCAATGGGAAGCAATAGAGAAAAAAGCTTGGGAAATGTCAATAAAAGCTAACAAAGTGATTAAACCAACCGATGTTGCGCATGCAATATTGAGCAAATTTGTTAATGAAATATCGATAGAAATCGTGGAAGAAGAAAAAGCTAAATGGTAGAAAATTCTCAAAAATGAGACAAAAGGACAGTACTACTTACCCCTGTCCTTCTCTTTGGTGCGTTGTTGAGAACAGTTCTTATTTAAGAAACAAGCAATGTAACAGCTTAACATCCCGATAATGACATGATGCACTAGTTGGATATTTGCGCTAAAATGATGACTATAAGTATCAATTTTCGAGAACTACGATGGAAAAAATTAAAAATAAAGTGTTATTGGGTGATTGCAGGAAGGTTTTAAAAGAGATAGCTGATAACACCGTATCTGCATGTATTACAGACCCACCATATAATTATGAATTTATTGGTCACAAATGGAATGACTCTGAAATTCAACGCAGAATGGAACGTGTTAAAGACAGTAAAACGTTAGTGAAAAATATTCCTTATGGTAGTGGTTTAGCTGGAGGAGTGCGAAACGAACTTTGGTATAAAAAAAATAGAGCGAATATTCTTGAATACGAAGATTGGTGTTTAGAATGGGCTACGGAATTATTTCGCGTGTGTAAGCCTGGAGCTTCCGTTTTGGTATTTAATAGCACTAGAACCGTTGCCCATATTCAAGTAGCTTTAGAAAAAGCTGGATTTTATGCACGAGACATAATTGTATATAGACGTTCAAGTGGAATACCTAAGGGTATCAATATGGAAAAAAATCTTGAGAAAAAGGGTTATGAGAATCCAGAAGATTGGGAAGGCTGGCATAGCTGTTTAAGAAGTGAATGGGAGGCTATTTGCGTCGTACAAAAACCGCTTGTCAATAATTACACTCAAACCCTCATTGAATATGGAACAGGACTTTTTTACACAAAACAAGAAAATGGGGGATTTCAATCAAATATATTAGAGAATATTAAGCGCGATAAAACCGCAAATTACAATGTCCATTGTACGGTTAAACCTTTGGAACTTATGAAAAAGCTAATTGAAATTTTCGTTCCAAGAGTGGAAGGTTCTATTATTATTGACCCATTTGCAGGCTCGGGTACGACTTTAGTTGCAGCAAAACAAGCAGGAATTGATTATATCGGTATAGAAGTGGAGCCTTCCTATATCGATATAATAGAAAAAAGACTTCAATTAATTAACGAACCACAAGAAACGCCTTCGCTTTCCTCATCAGATAATCTTCCATATCAAATCCAGATATTTCCTTAATAAAATCGAATGATTGCTTTCCGGTGTATATATTCCAAGTTCCACTATGACAGGCTGTCATTGCGGCAGGTAAGTTATCTTCACGAAGAAATAAAAATACAGGCTCATATCCTCGCTCCCTTAATAAGGGACCATACGATTTAAATTTTTTTAGAGTTCCAGAATCGCCAGACCCGAGTCGATATTTAGTATCAATAGCGAAGTTTTGAACAATAAGATCACATGGTTCATCACCGCCTATACGTAAGGCCGGTTGAAATGTTGGTAGCATTCTACAGGCTTCAATAACCAACGCTTCCCAGCATTTACCTAATTCTCGCCCCCAATACTGACGATTTTCACGTTTGAGGTCTGGGGAAATTCCAAAAACTGACATTAGGAGATCATGGTCATGATTTTCATCTGAATAAACTTTTTGGATAAATGATGTTTTATACCGCTCAAGTCTTGCATCTAAATTCTGTTCAATTGACAT